GTGTTTGGTTCGCACGAGAAGTTTTGTTTTCTTTTTCCATGTTACGCTCCTTCCGTGTTTTTTAGTTGTTTTGCGTACTCTTCGAGTGGCACTCCTAATTTTTTAGCTATTGCTACTTGTGAGGAAGTGAGTCTCACAGTTTTGCGACCTGGTTTTACGCTTCTAGAAGCAGAAGCAACCGTCTGAACGGGTGCTGTCGTGGTTTTATCATTTTTACCAAATTTATGTGGAAAGTCAACTCTGATTCTTTTATCAACTTCCGCATAATACTCGTCTGAGCTTGGATCGTACCCTTCTTTTTCAGTAAGATCCTTATGAATCTCAAATGCAGTATAAGTCATCGCCCTATCTGTTCCAAACCAAGGATTTTTAGATGCCCAAGCTTCCGCTCTAGGATCAGGATTATCCGTTTGTTTTGTAATATCAGGTGCATTCTGTACTTGAGATGGTTTTGTTGGTCTGTCCTCTTCAACTATCTCCTCTTGCCCTTGTTTTATTTGTTCAAGTTTTGCATTCTCAAAGGCTAGCGTTGCAATTCTTTTATTGGCTTCAACTTGAGCTTTAGAATCTCCAGCATCAATAGCAGCAGCTAATTCTTTTTGTGCAGCTTCTAGACCTGTAGAAATACTAGTCTCAAATTTTTTAATATAATCAGAATCTGTTTTTTTAAATTTTGATTCTAATTTTTTTCTAGATTCTTCTACACCTTTGGCATAATCTAAAGCAGCTTGTTCTCTTCTTTCTGCTTCTCTCATCTTACGAGTTAGTTTCGCAATACGAGCTTGTACACCCTTACTGTAGTCTTCTAAATTTTCATCTTGTTTCTTTTCCTCTGTTTCTTGTTTTACTGGTTCTTGTTCCGTGGCACTTGTTTCTTCTTTCGGCGCTTCAGTTTCTACAACCGACTCGTCTTTTACTTCTTCAATATCAACCGTAGCATCGGGTCCTGATGTATCGATGGGTACTGTTTTTTCTTTATCGTCTGGCATAGTTACTCCTTCCTATGATTAAAACTCATGCAAGATGTCCTCTGGACTATCAATTGTTGCTAACACTTCATCGTCGTTTAGCAGACGCATTTCCCCACCATCTATTTTGATTCGGCTACCTGCATAACGTGCAAACATAACCCAATCATTCTTTTTGCACCACGGACCTTCAGGATACCTCTCTTTATCCTTATAACATTGTGGACCCATGGCCATAACTAATCCTACTTGAGATGCAACTTGTTGCCTTTCTAAAGTTGTTTCAGCTAATACTATTCCACCTTTAGTTGTTTCTTTCATCTTAAAAGGTAAAACTAAAAGTCTCCAACCGGTTGGTTTTGGTAATTTTGGTTCTTCTTTTTTGGACGGTTTTACACCAATTAAATCATTGTTTGGTTTTAATATCGATGACTGTTCCTTCATTACGCTCCTTATCATTTAGCAGGTTAGAGAGTTCCTGTTTCGTGGCTTCTAAGCCGTTGATTTGTCCTATTATATACTTATAATTTTCCATACTGTCAACACCTCCAGATGTAATCGTAACTGATAGTGCCTCTAGTCTAGTATTTATAAATTTAATTAGTTTTGTTATGACGTTTTCTAATTGCATCTTTTCCTTTCTTAGCGATTGAAGCAACTTTATTTTTACCCATTACTTTAGCTCGTTGCTCCATAACCGTTAATATTTGTATTTTTCTTGCAAACGGTTTATTAACACGTTTGACTTTCGCAACAGTTGCCCTCGCATCTGATGGTGTTGCAAATTTTATACGGACGGTATCCCTAGGATTCTCATCCGTATAAAGTCTTCTACCAGAGCCTTTAGGTTTTTTACCCGTTCCTTTTTTTGGGTCGGCCACCTATAACTCCTTTTAATGTTTTAGCTTGAGCAGCATGTGTTTTAGATGCTTTCTGCAAACCTTTCATTACTTTCTTTATTTTTGCTTTAGCTTTTTTCATTATGCTTTTGCTTTTTTCATTTTGGCTTTTTTCTTTTTAGCCATTACGAACTTTTTTAATTGTGGAGGAATTTTTCCACCTTTTTTCATCATGGTGTCTTTTCTCATCATACCACCACCCATTTTAGTTTTTCTCATATTAACATTTCCATCTTCTGCGAGCCTGTCTTAGTCTAGAGTTAGGATCTTTTGCAGCTTTAGGAAACTTCTTCATTTGTCCAAGTGATCTCGCACAGAATGATTTACGTCTCTTCGCAGCTTTAGATCCTGGTTTGACTTTGCCAGTGACCGCTGTTTTTAGTTTTGAGCCAGGATTTTCTCTTCTATATCGGGCGACCCCAGCCTTAGTCATCCCTGCTCCAGACTTTGTAGATCTGAAATACTTTTTAGTTTTTGGTGGTTGTTTATCTCTTGCTCTACCGCCATTAGCTAATGCTTGTCTGCCATCAGGCACATTACCAAAATATTGTTTAGGTTCACCAAATCTTAAACCGAAATCATTTCTAGACATATGACGCTCTCCTAGCCATAAAACCACCGCCCATGGCTTTTGCTCTTTTAGTAAAAGTTTTAACATTAGTTGGCTTACCACCAACACCCTGAGCTACTGCTCTTTTTCTTTTTACGGCTGAACGTCTCTGCCCCTCTGTCATACGTCTTGCTTTTGCAAGTGGCACACATTTTGGATATTTACGTTTTGCATCTTTCTTTTGTTTAGATCTTCCACATTTAGCAAAAGATCCATCTTTCTTTTTACTTCCTATGTCTACCCATTTTTGAGCAAACCATTTATCAAGTCCGTTTTTCGCCATAGCATTATGCGTACTTAGTTACTTTTTTTCTGTCTGGTAAAATTCTTCCACAACCTCTAGCAACACCGCCTCTAAGATATCCTTGTCTTTTTAATTTAGCAGTTGCTTCCATTAATCCACCTTCAGCTTTGCTACCTCTGAAATCTTTTCTTTTTACACCAGATGGATCTTTGATTTTACCTGCACAAATTTTAGAAGCATAGGCATTAGCATATGCCGACGGGTACACTTTAAATTTTCGCTTCGCTGCGGCTTTACCTCTAGGACATAGTTTAGTCATTATTTTTTCCTTTTGCTTGTTTAGCTGCACTCTTCATAGACTCAGATGTGTTACCATCCTTATCTAAATCTAAAAAATCTGGTTTTGAACCACTTCCAGCCATCATTCTTTTTTTAGGTTTTTTATCTTTTTTAACTTTAGTTTTTTTAGGTCCAAAGGTCTCTATTATTTTTTGTAAATTGGATTTTCCACCAAATCTTAACTTAGCTCTACCACCTTTTTTAGCTTCAAATACTTTTTTCATTCTTGATTCATAAGACTTATCACTCTCACCTTTTAATTTTTGCATTTCATCCATAGACATGACTTTTCCACCAGTTTTAGCTGCCTCTGATTTAAGAGTGTCTAATTTTCTTTGTCTCTTCATAGGAGATTCAAAAGTCTTTTTTTTACTTTTTTGAGCAGGAGTTTTAATATCTTTTTTAGGTGTGCCTGACATCAATGATTTAAGAAAATCTATTTCTTTTTGAGATGCAGCTCCTTTAAAATTTTTTAATGAAGTTCCGCCACCTGTAAAAAAATTTTGTCTGTGATACTTATTTGGCATTATTTTTTTCCTCCGTTTCTAAAAATCTGTGTACCCTTTATACCATAAATACTCGCCACGACAAGGATCCACAAATTAGTGAACCATCCAGGAAGCTGCGAGAACATCTCGAAGAATAATTTTACCTTATCCATCGCTGTTGGATCATCCGATATCACTGCATATGCAAGCACCAACACGGGCAAACTTAAAATTATAAGAACGGCTTCGTCCTTCCAGTCTGATTGTCTAGCCTCAAGTAATTTACCTTGGTAAGCTTCTTCACCACGAGCTTGACGCTCTGCATGTAACAACTGAGCATCAGACATAGCCATCTTGGCCTTCTGCTTATTGGCGTATATCTTACTTCCAGCAGATATCGCTAATTTAATAGCACTGAACCACATAAATTAGTACGCTTTTGAGTTTCTTTTCTTTTCTGGCAACATTGCATTCTGACCACCAACTGGCATTTCAGGTTTTCCTGTTGCAATATAGTTAAAAGCTTTGTCAGCAGTTGTTTTAGATCTAGGATCTATCTCAACTTGTTGATCTGCAACTTTAACTTCCTTAATTTTATCAAGTTTTTGCATTTTTGCTCCTTTTTTTGGTTTTATCC